GCGTCTGCCGTAGGCGCAGCGGGAAGTTTGTCCGTATCAACAAAACCGTGAATGAGCAAAGCGCCCGGAGCCGGACCATAGGTGACGTCTACATCATAGAAAAGAACACCCTCGGAACCTGTACCATTCACAGGTGTTGCCTTAACGGTTTCGCTTGCCAATACACCGCCGCCCATAATCGTGCCTGCTGGGACAATTTTCTTTCCTTCTGCGTTTGCGGTAATACCCGTGTCATCAACTGTGATTGCAAGATTCACATAATGATCAATGAATTTAGTGATTTTCTTTGAGTTTGTGTAACTCGTTTGTGTGAATTTCATATACTCCAACCTCCATTATTGTTTAAAATAAGAGTCCCTTGCTTCGCTTAGAGACTTTGAATCAACTTGCTTGGCATGTGCTGCTTGCTTGCCATAACTCGGTTTCTCGTCTCCACCTTGACTGCCCGGCGTTCCCTCAGCTGGCTTAGCGCCTTTGAAAGCTGGCTTACCGTCCTCTTTTGGAACAAACAAAAAAGCCTTGCTTTCACGCAGGCTCGTTACTTGATCATCAAGGCCACCCTTGATAGATCCATCCTCATTCAATTCGATTTTCGTCTTGTCCAACTGGTTGATTGCATAATCTGCATCATGGACTTGTGAGCCAATAGCAAGCTTCAGTGCCGTATCTAACTTCAAGGCTTTCATATCGGCCTCGTATTTCTCTTGAACCGTTTTGTTCTCGTCCTGCAACTTTTTGATGTCAGCCTGCAACGTTTCGTTATCTCCTGCCGACTTCCTCAATTGCTCCAGTTGCTGATCACGTTCCTTTAAAGTATCCTCGGCCTGCTTTCTGGCTGTGTTTGCCTCGTTGAACTTCTCCTTTGGCATCCAAGTTCCATCAGACACGATTGCTACTTTATGTTTATCTCCTGTCTTCTCAATCACTTGATTGTACAGGTCCTCACCCAATAGTTCTTTTAAATCCATTTATAGCACTCTCCCATTTGGTTTATATGGCGCAACCCCGCCATGGGCAGCCGTTATGCTCCGGCAAACGAGCAAAAAGGGCTATGACAGTCTCAGTCACAGCCCGGTGTAGCGGGAATGTACTGCAAAGCTTCAAATCGAACAAAACCGTCTTTGTGAGTTGCAATATGGAAATCGTAGATAGCTGGATTGTACAGGCCGAATATGTTTAAGAACTCTTCGATACGGTCGACTGGTAAAAACTTGTGATAATTCATGCCTGTGCAGACCGTCATCCTATGATCACCTATAGCCCAACTGCATTCGGTCGGGAACTTCGCTTTCATAGGCGCGTCAATCTCTTTGATTTTGAAGAACTCGAAAACCTTTGCTTGGAACTCTCTATTTGTCAAAGCGTCAGCTCTTTTAGCCACGATAACCCTCCTATCCTGTTACTTCGGTGTATTCAGCTTCAAACGCCGCCTTAGTCATGTGTCGCAGGTTACCGCCGATATCTTTAACTACATAATCACCTGTTTTAACAACCAACACATTCAAAGGATTGATTACAATCCGTAGTTGAATTCCTTCTGCGGTAAAGTTCAATTGAACTTCCTTCTCCACAAAACTCATTACATCATTCATGTGGTTTGGATCTTGTGGGGGAAATCCCTGAAATTTGATTGCAGAAACTTGAATGCGTTTTTCGTAAAGTTTAACTCCCATGCCGATCACTCCTAATCGATAATTTCGTATTCGGTAAACTCCAGCTTTCGTCCAGACTCTGATGCTTTGCCTTTCTTTGGTACAGCCTTAACATCAGGCACTTCAACACCATATTCCTTTTTCCACTCGGCATAAGTCATGCTGCCTGGCACTGTGATGTTCTTACCACTGGCATCCCGAGCGATCCGTACGCCAGGATCATCCTCGAAATAAACGGTTGTTGTTGTCCGGCAATTAGCATGAAATGGCGGAAAAGTAACACGGACCTCTTTTTCACTCAACAAAAACACCTTACCATCCATACCTTGGCAGATGTTTGATGTTCGCTTATCAAGCGTGGCTAATATTTGGTACCTTTCGACAACCCCACTAGCTTTGTACCCGTCAAATGTAGCCTCTTGAATGATATGCGCCGTTTCTGTTCGAACCAATCGTTCCGCCGCTCTCTTTCCGACTTCCATTCGTGCCGACATAACTCGGGTCATTTGATCGATGCTGTCACCACGGATAATAGCTTGAGATAATGTGTTGCGTATTTCTCTCACCAACTTGTCCCGGTCATCCCATATACGAGCGCTGTAATTCTTGCCTAACCACGGTTGAGCGATCACTTTTGCCACTGCAGCCGTATCCACCGCCGCAAACGATACCCCAATGCCCAACCCCTTGTGCACCTCGTATATCGTTCGGTAATAGGTATCTGTGTACACGCCTTGCATTAATACGTTAGTGCCTGTTTGCTGATTAGCCGCCAATACCTCAATCTGCTGTTGTAACTGGATCAACAAGGCGCTCAGGCGGTCTATGCGTGTCTTAAAGTAAACGTTGTTCAGTTCCTTCGTCCATGTGCCATCAAGATTACCCTTTGCCATGGCCGTAAACTGTTCCAGAGTCATTCTGAACTCTTTCAGTTCAGCTTTGGTGAGTAACTTCTTCCCATCAGCAAATGATAACTCGTTATTCTTGGCGAACCGATAGTACCATTCGTTCAGATCCTTGGTCATGGAGCGTATAGCCAGTTCATACTCCCGACTTACAGCATTGATGTAACCATCCGTTTTATCGTATTGATGTTGAGCTGCTTGCTCAGATCGTTTCTGCCAGTACTTTTGCGGCTTCATTCATCCTCACCACCGCCATCACCGTTCTGTTGTTGCTGTTCCTGACCAAACGCAAATTGCCTTGAAGCGTCTTCCTCCATGGCTGATTTACGTTCGTTTTCGATTCTTTCCAATTCTTCTTCTACATCATTAGTCCATGGGTGGTTAGCAACAAGTGTCTCATTCGACAATAAGCCTACACTATCTTTAACATTAGTAATGGCTTCTGTCTCATTGATAATCATATCCCTATTGAATATGAATGTTACATCGAACTCTGAATAGTCAACCTTCGTTGTGTTATACAAATGTTTATCAACGAACCACAGCAATTCTTCTAAACTAGCTTGAAATTCTGTCTCGATTGTGTCAGCGTCCATGTCCAAATCTCCATACAAGAACCTAAGCGCTTTTCCTGATGGATCGTTCCCTAAATCGTCACTATGATTGTCTACACCCCTACCAAACTCATAAATGGCCTTGCGTAGCCTGTCCATGTGCGTGGTGAATGCTTCTGTGTTGATATCAAGCGAAATGGTGCTGACTTTACCGCCGTTGGAGACCTTAACGCTTCTGTACTGAGTCATATTACGTCTCATCTCGCCCGGATCGGTACCATCATATCCTTCCACTACGAATATGCTGTTCGGCAAATCCTCCAAATTATTGGAGTTATCTGAGAAACGGCTATCGTAATCATCCACCAGTGATTTAAGCATTTCCACCAACGGCATTTCCTCGTCGTTATACTTGAACGGAATGAACGGTACCTTTTCCCAGTTCATGCCTTCTTCGACTAAGACCTTGACTCCTTTATCATCCAATCCTGTCTTAACCACCACAAAGTGATTCTCGCGTTCTCCATCTACCAAACGCACCCCTGTCTGAATACCATCATACACAAACCTCATGACACCGTCAGTATCCCAAAACTCGATGATTGTTACCTCTACCTTTTTGAGCGCTTCGTACCGTTCCTGTTTATAGAAACGAACCATTGCGTACAGTTCGGTATGGGCGTTATCCTTCCAAAGAGGCACACATTCGGTTGATGGGATGATCTTAAATGACAAGGTTCCTTTCTCATCATGATAAACCTGCATCCACCCTATGCCGTTGTTGATTGATTCTTTGCCGATGTTCTTCAGTTGCCGTTGGAATTTCTTTCCGAATACATCATGCAACACGTCTTTGTATGCATCTGGTCCATCAGTTTGAATACTGAATGGCTTAGAAAGCAAATAGCCGGTCTTTTGATCAACCAACTTCCGAATGAATCCATGAACCAATTTGTTGTTAGCTAGATTGGTTGCTTCCTGCAACATTCCACCTTCACCAATCACCATCCGCTTATGGTCGAGTATCTTGGTTTTGTTCTTATAATACGCTTGGCCCAACTTCATCCACTCGTATCTGTCGCTGGACTTAAACTCATTCATCTGCTGGATTGCGATTTCCTTGTTGGTCATAGGTGCGTTCTCACTGAGATCGCGCAGTATTTCGCCTAATGTACTCATATGTACCTCCTTTCGCTATTCTTTATCACTGCACAGTGCCAACATATTCACAAAATTCATATTTGGTAGTCATCTACTAGACCTTTACACACTTAACAAACCCTTATGTATCAAGGGTTTACGCTAAGTAGGTAGTTTCAGAGACTAGCGCATTTGCATTATCCTACACAAAAACAGCTAGAATTCGAATGTTGCACCTTTTCTGAACCTCTCAATTCCGTATCGAAGAGCAGCCATTGCATCATCGAAAAAATTAACCGGTTCATCCAAATATGTGTTTGTTTTGGCATCATGTTGCCACTTCCACTGCTGTATCTCTTTGATCGTGTTGAAACAACTTGGATGGATGTATATCTTGTGCTTCTTGAGAAAGTCAATTTGTGCTCTCACACTGTTTGATTCCTTTATAACAGGACGTGCTTTATAACCGGCATTACGCCATGTTTTAATCCTGTCAGGCTCAGCAGAGTCGCAATACATTGGTAGGTGTTTGTTTAGCTTGCCTTCAGCCAGCTGAATGATTTCTCCTGTATCCTTCTCATGTACATATATCTCACCACAAATATAAATATCCCCATCTTTGTATCCGATGGAGAGTATGGCGTTAGCATGGTTGAACCCAAAGTCCTGCCCAATGCTCATATGATCAAAGCGTGAGAATGATGTGTCGAAGTCTTTCACTTCAAAGTTGGATAGAATAGCACCGCCGAGCTCGCCCCATTCACCTAATCCATATATCCGATAACCGTCCGGATCTCGCATCTTCCTGAGTTGCATCCTGCGGTGATATGCTTCATCAATGAATCGATTCATCAGGTACGTGCTGTGATTGGTTATAATATCTTCGTGCTCTGTATCAAAGTATTTAGCCTTAATCCAGTGTGTAGCTGATACAGGGTTAAAGGTAAATGTCATCTGATAGTACAGATTCGGATTGACCAATATACCACGAAGACGGTCATCCAGGATATCAATGTCCGATTCCTGTAGTTCCGTTGCTTCCTCCACCCAGATCCACGTTAGCTTACCATGAGCAAAGTTAATGGATTTCAGCTTTTCACGGTCCCTAGCGTCATTAACACCGCGGAAAATGATCTCATTATTCGTTATCCTACTTCTTAGCATTAATGGAGACTGCCGAACTTCCCAAAACTCATCAGCCCGATCACCATAAATCCGATTAATTGCTGCCTGTAATTCAGCAAAAGTACTATTACGGTTAGTCTCATTAACCTTACGAACACAAAGCATATTGCCACCAGCATACTTTGGATCTGATAATTTAATGATGTAATCTTGTGCAACATTAACCGACTTGCCCGAACCGGCAGAACCCTTAAACGCTCTGTAACGTTTGCGCGTCTGGTTCATAACCCTAAAATTACTATTGAATTGGACGGCTACAGAAGTCATGTTGCACCATCTCCATAATCAATAGTAATGGTGATTGGCTCACGTTTACTGTCGCTACCAAGCTTATCAACTTCGCCTTTAAGCTTCTTGATACGTAATTCCTGTTCTTCGTCCGCCGAACCTTGACGACACATATCCTCATACTGCTTGATAAGGCTCTGTAACGTGGACATAGCCCGGCTCTGAGCGTTTAGGAATGTGGCTTGCCTATCCCAAGCAAACTGGAACTCGTATTCACGTTCAATCGGAATTTGTTCCATCTGCGGCGAATCATCTTCACTGTCACCAGGAACCTGAGCGATCTCGAACTTTTCTTTCTTCAGTTCCTTGATCATCTCGCCCTTGTCGGTAACATACATAATCTGCTGTGCCCGGATAATAGCCGTGTACTGAATCATGATCTGATCCCACAACATATCCAGCGGCGAACGAGACTCAATCTGTTCCATGATCTCAATCGTGTCAGCAGGAAAGTATTTACGGAAGAATCCATGTGTCACGGCTTTATCATTGCCATAAGGACCACCATTGCCACCCTTGTTTCCCTTAGCATTCTTGTTGCCTTTAGGCGCTCCGTGACCGGCTGCATTGCGATTACCCTTCATAGATTCACTTCTTGCACCCTGCGTCTTTTTGGATGCGTCTTTGGGTGCATCGGATGCATCTTTGCTCCAACCCTGCCTCTGTTTGCGGCTTTTGATGGTCGGATATTTCACATTATGTTTGTTCGATAAATCTTGCAGCGAAATATCAGTAGTCTCATATTCCTCTCTTATTAACGCCCAATCCATGACTGCATATCACCACCTCCGGCGCTGTTTATGTTGGTTTTGCTATAAGGCGTTTCGTTTATTAGCTCATGTCATATCACCAGGTCTATCAACAATGGTGTGAACATAATAATCAGTGCCGCCACTATCGATCCACCTGTAATCCACTTGTTTCTTGATACTAAACCCAAGCCTATTACGAATGTCATGAGTGATATTGTTATATAAGCATGAAGTAGGTTAGCAAGGAATGCGATTTTATACACTTGTGCAAACAAAGAAAATCCCATCAATGCAAGTAACGACAATATCGGATGACGATGAAATAATCCTGCTGGATACAACAAGACTTTCATGACTAACTTAAACCGTTCAAGTTTAGCTTCCATCGTCATTCTCCTATTACACTCTTATCAGGAGGTTTACCTACTGGTCTGTCTCTCAACAGATACTCATGTCTCGTCATCTTACCCTTGGCATTGCGTATACGTTGTGAAGCTGCTGCGTAGTCACGATTGAACTGTTCCGACTCTACCTCAATACGTTGCATGCCTTCTGCGATCATTTTCTCTACATCGATTGGACTCATAGGTTTTGCCTCCCTCTATTCATTTTCGCACCGTGTACCTTACTTCACCGTCACCCCTCGGCTTTTCGGGTTTAGATTACGGTGTGTTGTATACTCACTGCTGGACTTGAACCAAGCGTCTGTATCCGTTTATTGGACGGTCGCTCTACCTGTTGAGCTAAGTGAGTTCGGTCGGCCCATGCAAGAATTGAACTCACACCAATTCGTCTTTACTGGTTGATCAAATCAGCGTTACAGATAGATTTAGACCTTCCAAGGATGGGCCAAATTAAAAAAGCCACCTTTTGTTGGCGACTAATCAAAAATCGGTTCGTTGATTACTGCGTATGCCTTTATCTCTTCCGGTTTAACTCTATACCCTTCGTGGTCTTTGAAGTTCTCGCCCTCATTCACCATATAGGATAAAACTTTTTCTCCACCCTCTAATGCCAGTAACAACTGTTTTCCTTTTTCCACCTCACCAAAAGCAGGAAATCCTTTTATCCAATCAATCAAAAAAACCACCTCCACGATGAGTATACCACTGTAATTTGTTCGCCGCGATAAGGTAAAAAAGAGCAACAGCGTTTAACCGTCACTCTCTTGTATTGCCCCTCACAACCTCAAGCCACGCACTGAGCGTAACCCTCAAGCGGTTATGACAAGCTCCAGATCCCTATTACTCCGGACGGTCGACCTGGATTCCGTCACGGAGGCATATTTTCTTTGTCCACATACATGCATGTGTCCGGTATGTGCCCCGGCAGGCGTATGTGATGCGCTAATGCGCTGTTCACCATAGGAGGGCCGCCTATTACAGCGGCTAAAAAGTTATGTGTTAAAGGTCTTGATAGGAATCGAACCTATCTACTCCAAAAGACCATATTATAATAGCGGTGATCTTACCCGCCGACCCCGCTTCCAAACCACCGCGACTAGCGCTCCATTATCCCTGTGTTCAAAGCGGATACCTTTTAGTGTGGACGAGTCCTGCAATGTTCGGATGAGCAGGGACACCCGGGTAATATACCCTATGTCCCTACTTTAAATCCAAACCACAGACCCCGTGCCGACCCACTACAGACGTGGCACAGACGCGAAAATCATTCTATCATTCCAATCAGTTTTAATGTTTCTGCAACGGATTCTACTCCACGAACAATTCTCCTGTCAACTGACCGATCTGTAATATTATGAAACTTATTTACAGTTCCCCACCGAGGTAATCCACGAATAAAGCGGTAATGCATTACTTTCTTCACGCCATCATCCATAATTAAATTTACCGCCATCTCAACCGCATCTGCCTTCTGTTCATACTCCGTTTTCACCTGTTGCTCTTTATCTGTTAGGTTTTGACGATTATCCAGGGCTTCAGCAGTTTTCCGCATCCGAATATATCGGTTCAGCATGCTTCTAGCAGACTCATAATCCGACTTTGTGGCTTTAGGAAATAACTCCATCTGACTGATCGCCCCCATTGTTTGCACTCCTCTACATAAAATCGAATATAGTGGTCTGACCTTCTTTTATGAAATCTTCTGAATCTATAATCAATCCATCATCCAACCACTTTTTAGGAGCTGTCGTCTGGTAATGATGCCAGATCGGTACGCCGGCTTTTGAGTGGTTTGGATTTTTCTGTTGCGCCAGATCTGTCCATACCCACACCGTCTTGGCATTAACTTTTATCTCGTCCATAAGACCACTCCTTACACCGATACAGGCGCTTTGATGGCTGGGTGATGTTTGTACCCGATAAACTCAAAGTCCTCATATTCGTAATCGTCGATGCTCTCGGGCTTACGTTTGATGTGCAGTGTTGGTAGTGGGAATGGTTCACGTGTTAGTTGCTCTTTGACCTGTTCGATGTGGTTCATGTAGATATGAACATCAGCACCGCTGTATACCAATTCTCCGACCTCTAGATCACATTGTTGAGCTATCATGTGGGTTAAGAGGGCATAGCTTGCGATATTAAACGGAAGTCCAAGGAATACGTCGGTGGATCGCATATTGAAAATGCAAGATAGTTTGCCTTCATTTACAACAAATTGAAATGAATAATGGCACGGTGGCAGTTTCATGTATTTTAGCTCTGACACGTTCCAAGCACTAACTAAATGACGCCGTGACTCTGGATCTTTCTTGATCGATTTTATTACCTCATATATTTGATCATTTTCATCACCATAGTAGTTATGGTTTGGCATTGGCCATGAACGCCATTGTGCGCCATACACAGGTCCTAGATCTCCATTTTGGTCCGCCCATGACTCCCAAATTTTTATGCCGTTTTCCTGCAGGTATTTAATATTTGTATTACCGCTTAGGAACCACAGTAGTTCATGCACCACAGATGGAAGGTGTATCTTCTTCGTTGTTATAAGAGGGAATCCTTGTGAGAGATCGAATCTCAGCTGCCTTCCGAACACCGATAACGTCCCTGTGCCGGTCCGATCACTCTTATGTGTGCCGTTGGTTAATATGTCATGTAGTAGTTCTAAATAATTACGCATCCTTTGTATCCTCCTTGGGTATAGACTCCCTACCCTCTCCACGTTTTCCCTTAATGAACTTGTCATATATTTGTACAGCCATTTCATCAATTGACACTGTATTTGTGTCAACCATGAGCCATTTCAGTTCATCGATAATTGATTCCCGTTCAGTCTTTTCTCTCTCAAAACCATTGTTCATCCCACGATAGAAAGAGGAAGTGTTATCCGAGCACCATTCACGAATCAACCGGAAGTCGGTGGTGTATGTGTCTATGCGATGCTGGTCTACGGGATGTAGCGATTCAATAATTTTTGCTAAGGCAACACCATAATATTCGTACTCGCCCATGAACCTGGTGAGCGCATCGTACACTTCACCCGGAACCTTAACTTTACTGTGAAGGTCTTTGATTTCATTTTTTAGGAGTTTTATTTCTGCTGAAAATGAACTAAACCCCTCCCGAGACATTTCCACTACGTATTTATCAGGTACATCAACGTGTGAGTATTCTCCAGTGGACAAAGTGTAAATCGCTCCTGCGTCAGAATCCATTACTGTTAAAGCTAGATAAACACCAGGAGAGACTACTTCATTTCCCGCTAAAACTTTGACTACCCCATATACTTTCATTCTTCATCCCTACCCTCTAGTAAGTGTGGGTGTTCAAACTGGTTCCCGAGGACTGTGATCGGCTCATATTGTGCAGTTGCCAACTTAGCCAATGGCTGATAATAACTTTCGTACCCGATGTAATTGACCCAGTATTGTCCATTATCGAAATGTACATAGCCTGTAAACGTTCCAGTATCACTCCGCTCTCTGCACGTCACAACGTCTCCCTCATATATCTCTTTTCCATTCTTGTCCTTTAGTCCGGTGTACTGCCCAACTGTCTCTGGACGTACGTGGTAAGCAAAAGGCAAGCCTGCACTGTTGGAAATGTAGTGTCCCTTCTCGATCCTCATGTAATTTCTATTGAGCACCGTTAGTAATCCGTAATTCCATCCGCCATCTATACCCATGCCACGAAACTTGAACTCTCTCATGCTTCTTCCTCCCCAGGTAGGTTGATAGTTGCGTAGTGAGTGACTTTTTGTGATAAAAGTCTTCCTGTACCAGCTTCCAACCACACTTGCCCAGCGGTAGTAAATATCCCGTATGATACATAGTTGCTTTTTGCTGAATAAATGGCACATATTGCACCTGGTTCTGGTTGATGTTCACAATTAAACGGTGTCCACTCTATCATTCTGTATCCGCTCCTTCCCCACCCAAATTGCTTTTGAATATCAACTCTCCCGCTGCACATTCGTACTGCTTCTCGGTCAGGTCCATATGCATGCTCACAGCATCTACAACCTGTTTAGTGACTTCTATTTTTGTGCTGAATGTTTTGCCACCATCATTGCTGTATCCGGCGTATATGGCTCCTGTAATCGGACTGGTGGATATGATTAGTTTATTGAGCCTCATGCTTATCCGCTCCTTCCTCAACCAAAATCACGGTTCGACCAGTAGTGTCAACCACCTTATCAGGCGTTCCATATCCTCGTTCAAACGCTGTGAATGCGCGTTCCTGTAATTCCTTCTTAGATAAAGGTTCATACCATTCAGAGAACATCACGCGCCGATCACCGACATAGAAATAGTGCGTCACTCGTTTACTCATTGTTCCGCTCCTTCCTTGGGAGCCAACAACTGCTCAGAAGCCATTTTCAGCGCTACCAAGTATGATCTGAGACGTGGTTGCGTCTGTCTTCCGATGCTGTACATCCATTCCCAATAGTCTGGTTCGAGTTCATGCAACCAATCAGCATCATTTATTACATCTGCCCATTCTTGTTCCTTATCAATGAACCTTGCCGATTCGAATAGCTCTCTCATTTCATCGTGATCATAGATCGCTCCGTCAACTTTCAATTCATTCAACCACTCTCGGAGACTCTTTACTGCTACATCTGAATCGAAATAGTATTTTTCTTCATGGTAGGCTCGCAGTTTTTCGCAGAAGTAACCCATGCTGTAGTCATTGAATGCGTGAACATCCGCGGTCTCTGTGAAGCAGAACAACGCTTCACCCAAGTCACCAGTTACATACATGTTTCTTCCATCAAAAACGAATCGCACGTAGTACGCTACAGTTTCTGGACGCCGCCAGATCAATTCTTTGATTGCTCCATGGTCGGTGTAGGTTGCTTGGTGGTTATGGAACCAACGTTCACGAATTTCTGTTTCATTGATCATCTTGTATATCCTCCTATTTGGGGAGACCGACCAAAACCTGATCCGGCCTCCACTTCGTTAAGTTTATTCAGTCGATTGGTCGCCTTCGGCCAATGATTTACGCTTTATGTGCTCGATCACAACAAAATCCTTTTTATCAAAATGCATTGCGGTGGATGGTTCGTAATTTCCAGAGTCCCAATCAGCATCGAACCTCTTACGATCATCAATGTACATCCCGAATAATGCGTCTTGCTCTATTGCATAAATGAGTTCTTTAAATTTGTCATCGTCGTTGTCTTCCCAACCATATAGGCTGTAACTGTCTGGACTGTATCCCCACACGGCACCCACAACCTCTGTGCCATTCAAATTGCGATAAGCTTCAGCCATATTTTCCATAACTTCTTGAGCTGGTGGAGAGAACCCAGCATCATATGTTGATTTAATTTCCTCAGCATTTTTATTTGCTGTATTAAAACGTAATCTATACAGTTCCATTTCCTATCCCTCCTATGTTATAAGTCCAGTACAGCCAATAACGCGGCCTTACAGATTGCTTCAGGTGCAAGTTCACTATCGACTTCTATCGCCGTTTGATGCGGATCCCAGAAGAACATTGCATGCCACAATTCATCTTCACGGGACAGTACAACCCACCAGGATTTTTGATGCATACCATTAATCACATCCCATGCTGCGGATATATCCTTGGACCAATGCCTATTTACAAAGTATGATAATTCCACAATTCCTCTTGGCGGCATCATGGCGTAAGCGTGCGCCTCGCTCATGTTCGGTGGTATTAATACTTCTCCGTGCTCCACCGGTCCGTCATAGTCATACTCAGGCCCTGATATGCGCCGCCAGCCGAATACGTGTTCAGCGACCAATATATCCAGTTCTATTCCAGGCTCAGCGTTCAACACTTGCTCCCTGGTCAACGCTGTTTGTGTCATGTGTTATATCCTCCTTAGTAGGGAGAGGCCCAAGCCTCAACCCACGATTTTGTATGCTTCCAATGCTGTTGATTCTCCATCCAGGTACATTCCTATGTTGAAATAAATGTTCCGTTTCACCTCAAGGACAACCTCATTCAGTCTCGTTATCTCTACCATGTTGTAATGACCAATGAAGTGTGGTTCAGTTTCTTTAATCTTTTTCTTCCGGACAGCCGTTCTATGTTCGTCACTACGTTCATTCCACTTGACCAAAACAATGTCGCCTCTCTTCAACTCGTCAAACTGTTCTTGTCGTTCAAGCTTCACCATTTGCATCTTGGTTCCCCTCTCCTTCCTGACCCACCGCCAGTGCCTCTTCAATAGAATCCTCTGCTGACATGTAGTATTCTTTCTTTAGATGGAACAAAGTTGTCTCTAGGGCGCTGCGAAAACGTTCGTTCTCTTCCAGTAGATAAGCGATATATTCAGGAGCCTTGGCGATCAGGTCGGCATCTGAATCACGGATGTATACATACTCACCTTTGTTACTGAACACGTGACCCACTATGCTGTCCGGTGCTTTTAACTGCGGATGGTCGTATGCTGTACCAATTAACGTTTCACCCAAACTCTTATCCCTGTATACCGCCCATGGACCTCGTGTAGCTGCCGCCAACGCTTGTTTGATTTTTTCCTGCTTACTCATGACTGCTCTTCCTCCCAAATGATCATTTCGAGGACTTCCTCGATATGGTCCTAATCTTGAATCCACTCATACTCCATATAAAATTGCTGGGATAGCATCCGTTCACGCTCTCCACGTCCGTCTATTGGGTTGTAGTACACATGACCGTCTACACACTCACAGATGGCAAATACCTCGTCTCCGTCCTCAAGGTGTCTGTAAAAGCGTGCCAACCGACTCTTGATCGGTATGCCTGCCATCTGTATCCCTCCTTGGTAAGAGGCCGTAGCCTCAAAACTCTTCGCGTTTGCGTCCGCAGTCACGACAGATCTGATGTTCGATTGAACACTCATCACAATACGTTTCATGCTCACGAGTCGTATAAATCACCTTGCATTTTTTGCAACTCTCGGATTTTCTGGATGATCGACTAAACATCCTGTTCTGTTTACGTTCACATTCATCGCACAATACAGGAAATGACATGTGTTATCTCTCCTTTGGTGGGCCTAAACCCACCTTGATTTATAATTTCTTTCCGCCGTGGCGGTGTGGTCGTGTAGCGTTGTATACCATCTTTTCCGCAATAGCATAGTCGAGGTCTATTCCGTTATATTCAGCAAGCTTGTATGTGTCATAAACCACCTTTGCGGTCGCTTGTTCAACTTCGTTCAAAAGTATTCCTGATATAGAGACATGCAACCATCCCACATTGTCACCAAACGGTACGTGACTTCGCATTGAAGAAGAAATATCAGTTTTGAACCTCTCATTCAGTAGCTCAGAAAACCTTTCTTTCATTTTCAATTTACCAACCAAGTCATAAACCCTGATTACGATGTCTGCCAACTCAGATGGGATTCCGCAAGGCTTCCAATCATCAAATGGCTGTAATGCCATCGTTTTAATCTGACCTGTCGAAGCATCTTTTTTCTCGTACCACACATCTGTAGGTTCGTGACCGTTTCGGAAGTCCTCCAGCGCTTCTGATGCCTCGGAGTGGATCAAGGCAACCAACTCTCCTAAGCTACGCTCTTCTTGCCACCAGCCTTTATCTACGGCGTTACCGTGTGCTACATTAACCCGATTAATGATTGTTTGTTTATCCATGTTCATTCTCTCCTTTGGTATGTGGTGGGAAGAGGCTCTGCCCCTTCCTCAAAATAGTGTCAGTTGCATATTCTCAATCCGGCGTTGTCCTCCAGCCGCATATTCCGGGTCCTTCTCAATCACAATGTAATTCCGTCCCGTTCGCGCTGCAGCTACTGCTGTTGTACAACTTCCACCGCAGTTATCAAGCACCGTTTCGCCTGGATTGGTATACGTCTTGATAAAGTATTCGCACAGCTCCACAGGCTTCTGGTTCGGGTGTATGCGTTCTGTATCATCTTGGTTGACTACCGGGAAATGTAGCACACTGCGCGGAAATCTCTCTGTGGTCCCAGCATTGTTAGGTGTGGATTTCCCTTCCCCATATACAGATGAAGTGTGCCTTGTTGTAGCTGCGTTCATCGGCTTGTGCCCCTGTGACATCTGAGGGTTGTAGATCGGCGGACGTTTGTAGAACACCAATATGTTCTCGTGAGCCTGCAGTGGCATCTTCTCTGCATTCAGATGTCCAGTGGCTTTGTTCTTCTCCCAGATCCACTCGTACCGGAACAACCGCATGTTACTAGCTGCCAATGCCTTATCAAACGGTGCCTTGGCGAATAGGACGATTGCTCCATTTGCTTTGATCATCCGTTCATACGCTGCCCATAACCGATTAAACGGGATAACAGAGTCCCATGGGCTGCGTGTGGTGCCATAGGGCAGATCACAGAAGATCATGTCTATGCTGCCGTCCGGCACATCCGGGAACACGTCAAAACAGTCTGCGTTGATAATCTGGTTGAGCATGTCTCTGCCCCTTCCTCTTTGGTATCCTGGGAGTGTGTCTGTACTCCCTTCCTGGGGATGATCCCCTACCCTTCAATCCACCTTCTGTTTCTTTTTTGCGGTCTTCCAGTCGCAATATGCTTGAGCATCTTTTTTGTCTTCAAAGTAAGTCCAATCGGTTACACTTTTGAAACCATTCTCTGGTTTGTACATCATGTGCCTGAAAATCTTTTCTTCGCGTTCATCGTCGTAATAATTCACTTGAACACTTCCATCAGGTGAATAATGTTCAAGAGATGTTGCCATTACTTCTCTGACCTTGTATGCATAGGTAAATTCTCGACAAGTGCAATCTTCTTTCGCTGGCTTACCTAACGGAGTAGTGTATGGGATACGTCTATCGTCATCACACTTGTCACACTTTGGTTTGCGTATCGGCACAGAATCAAATGTATAAATAGCTGCTTTATAGTCTTTCAACAACTCCGTTAATCTCATTTTTTTCGCTTCTTTCAAAGCATCCCGTTTGACGCGTTCAAGTTCATGTTTTTCTGAATTCCGTTCCATTTCAATTTGCCGCATGCGTTTTTTTACAGGACGCAGTTCAGCATTTTCTTTACGCAACCGTTCAACTTCCTCTTGATGTTCCTGCTTAACTGCTGCCATCAATGACGCCTTAAATTCATCTATTTGACATTCGAACTCACTTGGTTCACGGTAAAAATCCTCGTATTTGTACATATGGGTGTATCCTCCCTTAGATGGTTTAATAGCCCTCAACGTATTCGTAGGTGTTTGCTTCTGAATTGAATGTATAATAATCAGGAACTTCGCCTTCTCTGCATAACTCAAACGCCAGTTCGTACGCTTCTTTCGTTCCCGATTCATACTCTTGATTTTCTTTAATTTCACTATGTTTAAAACGATATATTCCACAGTTGCTACTGCCTAAATCTTCATCCGCAAAACTGTATTCGATCTCAACCTCAGGGAATATCCATGCTATTTTTCTAATTAAGTCAGGTACTCCACTCCAAGCAGTATCAAAGTAAATCGTGTCATTGCTGTTCCGTTGCCCTTGTTGGGCATAAGCGTTCCATTTCGTGCCCCAGTGTCTTCTAGCCCATCCAAGCGAGGTGTTATCTTCGCCCCATTGTTTTTCGTCTTGAAGAGTTATCCCTAAAACGTTAGGCGAATTTCCGAAGACCCATTTAGGCATTGGGGTAATCTTATTGAAATCAATGGAACCTATACCAAATTCGTCATTCTTGATAAATTCAAATACCTCTTTCACTTGATCCGCTGTTCCTGCTACCTTCAATTTGTTCGTTATATGATTTGGCATATATGATCTCTCCCTTAGTTTTGGTGGGTTATGCGTTGTATTGGTGACTTCTCCGAACCTTTTTTCTCGGCTTAATCCACTCTGGTAGATCCCTTGGGAACACCAGATATACCTCCCCTATCACCTTGCCATTGTCGTCTTTGATAATGTCCCAAGGGATATCCGAAAAGTACGGGTCATATCGTTCTGGCTTGTGCATGCTGTACCTCCATTCATTTGGTTAGCTGCTTGCCAAGTTCTTGTATTTTCTGACCGGTTTCGCAATTTCGGTTACAATGGTTATCTATTTTCGAAAAGTTGCTGCCGTGCTTTTTGGATAGTTCATAGTGCGTCTTGCATCCTTTGCATTTCTGACTCATTAGCAAATTTATTTTTGTCAAAGTATCCAATCTGCTCATATGCCTGTGTGACCGAATCCACCGTCACCGCGTTCACTCTCACTCAATTCTTCCGTTTCCTCAAACGACACCCTTACCACCGGTGCAATAACTCCTTGTGCTATCTTCATGCCTTTTTCGATCAGTATGTCCGTGTCATTTCCAAAGATAGATTGCAAGTCACCGCCGTTAAAAATGTGATCCACAATGATTCCGACCTCACCACGATAACTGGAGTCAATCGTGCCAAGTTGCACTCGTAACTGCGAATTGAGTGTCACTCCTGACCGCGGTCTGATCTGCATCTCATAGCCTTCTGGTATCTCAAACGCAAGGCCAGTTAACACTTTTCTTGTCTCTCCAGCTGGGATAATCACATCCTGTAATGCGACCAGATCAAAGCCGGAGTCTCCTGGTCTGGCGTAAACAGGTATTTTCGCTTCCGGGTTTGCTTTTTTGATTTTTACGTTCATTTTGATATCCTCATTTCGTTGTTATATGAATTATCTTGATTATTAAATTCTGAAAATTTAGACCGGATGGTGGTTGTTTTTTTCCAAAGGTATTGTCTTGATATACCCAATTTTGCAGCGACTTCCGTTTGTTTTAGACCTTGTATCAACCATGAAACGATCTTTTTTTCTTCGTTTGATAAAATTTCGAAGAATAGATTGTTAACTAGGTAACTTAGATCGTCATTTGAAGGTAATTTATTTTGAATTTCTTCTGAATTTTCTGAATCTGGGTTGCTCCAGTTTAGAGAAACCAGTACCATTTCTTGAATTGATAATTTTTCTTTTCTTGGTATACGGATAATGTTAATCTTATCTCGGATGAACCGGCTAATTTCATTACGCATAATGTTAACCGCAAATGTTTTAAACTGAGCCTCATGCTTTGTTGGGTCGTATGAGTTAAACGCCTTTACAAGCCCCACGAAAGCTTCTCCAACAAAGTCTCCATACTCTACGCTGTAGTGCTTACAATAGCTGGTGTAATCATAAGCAACCTTTCTAGCAAGGTACATATACTCTGGAATAACTTCATCTTTGTGACCAAGGTGAGGGTTGAAGTCGTTTATCCGTTTCATTTTCCTCTACCTTTTTTCTTCTTTGGTTTAGGTCCTTCTAAAATTGATTCTAAGACTTCTTTTTCGTATTTGGCATTCATAGTATTAAATGATAGAGAATGGGCTATCTGAGCCAGAACATATGCGTCACGCACGTTGTCCGAATCGTGTTCATAACCCCACTTTTTAAAAATAGGCAATACCATATTTGCTTTATCTACTGTGCCCTTGCCAGAAGCGAACTTTTTTACTTGGGTCGGTGTTGCTTCGATGAATTGTATGCCCCTGTTATTAAGTTGGAATCTTATCGCAAAACCAATACCATATTGGGTGCTAACACCTGAGCCTGAAGATCCGAATGAAAAACCTTCAATCATTACATTTGCTTCGTCTGGAATTAAACTTACAATTTGGTCAGCATATTCCCACAATTCCGCTGGAGTAGATTTGATTCCAGTTTCAAGTTCCATTTCAATTTGTTCAATCACATTGCCTTCACTGTCCAATCCAACCAACCCAGTTTTAGTACTCGGATCAATCCCGTATGCTAATGTCATATTGCTTCCTCCGCTCATTTATATTCCCCATATACCACCTGGACGGGATTTGATGTATCCATATCTCGATTGGTCCATAGCAAGAATCATTAATTCGTCTGTTCCTCGCTGAAAGTACTCAGACATTTGATGAATGCTGTAACCTTTCCTCCACATATCTCTGAATTCTTTAACATCCCTTTTTTCCCAGATAAAATTTATTTCCTCACAAGCAATATAAATTTTAGGACTTTGATACTCGATGGCCTTACGTTTCACTTCCCGTTCCCAAAAATTTCGGTCCGCTATTGCCACTGCCCACCACTCCGATCCGTTTCAAAATTTGTTTGGCTGCATGTATGCGAAAGTCATAGTCCAATTCAGACTTCATAACCGTTTCAATCAATTCAATATCAGTCATATTTTCCAAAGGTTTCATCCTCTTCACCTCGCTACTTAATATGAGCACGATCATAGTTCAGGAATTTACCGTAATTCTTCATGTTTACCATCTCAGCTGTACCAGTTCTGCCATTGCGATTCTTGGAGACGATCATCTCAATGATATTTTTCTTTTCCGTCTCTGCGTTGTAATAGTCATCCCGATAGAGGAATGTGATTGTATCTGCATCTTGCTCAATGTTGCCCGACTCTCTAAGGTCTGACATCATCGGACGCTTATCCTGACGCTGTTCTACGGTCCTACTAAGCTGAGCCAAGGCAACTACAGGGCAATCATTCTCACGGGCCATCTGCTTCAAACTGGAGCTTATGAAGCCCACTTCCTCGTTACGGTTCTTACTGCTATATTTACTTCCGCCTTTAATCAGTTGAAGATAGTCAATGAATACGATAAGTTCCGGGCATTTCTTTTTTAACTTCCGGACAGCGGATCTGATCTCTTGAACGGATAGTCCAGGCCGATCATCAATGTAAATGTCCAGTTGTGATAGTTCGACTAAGCCCAAAGTGTATTTCTCCCACTCATGGTCATATAGGTCACCTTTTTCCACTCTATGACCATCAATATTGCATTCCGCTGCTATCATCCGGTCATAGAGTTGCATTTCAGGCATCTCTAGGCTGAATATAGCGACCGTCAGGCCGTCTTTACCATTTCGGACGGCATTGTTAAGGAGGAAGGCCGTTTTGCCCACAGACGGCCTTGCAGCCACTATATTAAGGGTCTGCTTTTTCCACTTACCCGTTATCTCATCCAAATCTTTTCCGACTGTGCCTGCACCCGAAGCTATACCTTCGTTTTTCTTTCTGTCGATCTCATCCGAGTGTTCCATGATTCCTTGACTGATGTGTTTAAATCCTTCCGCGTTCCTACTTTGATCCGAGATGGATTCAGACAGGTCCATCAACTCTGCAGCTAATTCCTTCGGATCATTTATTCCGCTGCCCAACACTTCTCTGATAGTCTGCATGCCCACTCGCATTAGACAGCGATCCTTGACAATACGTTCATGTGTAGCGAAGTCGCTTGCGCTCGGTACGGATTCACTGAGTTTGACTAAATAACTTATTCCGCCAACATCTCCGAGCGAATCCTTCAGCACATTTGATAGTGTTACAACATCGACTCCAATGTCTTTCGACCTCAACTCAACCATCGCAGCAAATATCTTTTGATGAGCATCGCTGTAAAACTCTTCATCCGTCAAAAGAGACTCGTATATCAAATCTGGTTGTAAAAGGATCGATCCTAAAACGGATTGTTCAGCTTCTAAGTTGTAGTAGTTCATGACTTACTCGCCTTGTGCTTTGCAATCGTTTGACGCATCCAGTCTTCTTTGCTAATTCCTTCACGATGCCATGGTGGAACTGAAGGAACTTCGCTTCTCAACCGATCCTGTTCATCAAGCATTGCTCTAGTCCGCTGTTTTTCACGTTCTGCTGCTATCCGTGCATTGGGTTTAACGATCTCAGCAATGGTTGGAGGAAACCTGCTTTCCCTTATGTGCTCCTTTGCATTGGCCCAACAACTTTCTGATTCAGCTTGTTCCAATTCCTCAAGCCAGTTTTCGGCGATATCCCGATCCACTTTCCAACTTGGATAACTGGATGCGAGTTTTTTGAACAGTTTTATTGCATCCTGTCGTTCCATGAAGCACCTCCTAAACCATATCGTCCAAGAACCCTAGTCTGTCTGTTGACTTCCCCTGTGCATGCCGTTCTTGAATTGCATTTGTATAAAATGAGAACCCATTAACCTTTCCGCCATCTTCAATCTTCTTTTTGTATCGTTCAGTCATAACTTCAATAATTAAATCGGATGTAATTCCTTGATCAACCAACCTTGATACTAAAGGCCAATCTTTCGGTTTTAGTCCAAAGCATCCATGAATCTGACTGTACG